CTACCGCGTTTCCAACACGGCCTCTTAAGCCTCTTGAGTAATCTTCCATGAATAAAAAATATGGAGCCGGTGGGAGTTTTTGAAACTCAATTATATCGCTGTTTTCAGCTTTTTGGGTCTGTTTTAGGAACTGCTTCTAAAACTTTCACAACTTCATTGCTCACATTGTTAGTTTAGCATAGCTTCCAATAAAGTTCAAGTTTTATTTTTCATCTTAGACATAAAAGGAAGTTATTTAATAGGAAAAAATCTTTTATTTTTTTAAAAAAAGTTAATAAAATCTCTTGACTTTATACAACTTTAGTTATATAATAGATACATAAGGTTAAGGAGGAAACCTTAGACAAGGAAACTAAAGAAAGGAAAAATAAATGTTAAGGCGAAGAAAAAAGCCAATCAAGATTAAGACGAATAAGCTAGTGGTAAAAATAAACTTGTTCGTCATTAGTATTGAGTGGCACATTGAATTCGGATAGTGAGCAATCACTATCCGCCCCTCATGGGGGCTTGCTTTAATTATAACAGGTTTCTATATGAAAGTAAAATTTAATGTTAGAAAAACTACTGCTAAAGAAAAACTTGAATTTATTTTAGGAACAGTTCTGATTATATTGATTATTTGGCTTTTTGTGAGGTAAAGATGTTAGTAGATATTAATGCTATTGAATGGCTGTTAAAAAATGCCACGGCCTATGCTATTAGTAAAAATTGTGGTTTATCTACTCAAGCAGTAGATAAATATAAAAATGGTATATCTGATATTATGAACATGCGTTTAAAACATGCAATTAAAATGACAGAATACGCTAATCGGTTTAAAGAAGAAAAGTGATGGTTATACAATCATCGCTTTTTGTTACAAAAATACTTTATTTATACCAAAATTTTAAAACGATTACCATTAGATATCCATTAAGTGTGGTTAGTTGATTTTACTGTATTTTAGACATGGTCATATATTGCTCAAATAAATAAAAACGTAGTCAATAACGTAGTCAGTCGATTGTGGTTATAATAAACAATCTCGAAAATTGCCGTTATAAACACAAAAACCACTCGTTATGAGTGGTTGTTTTTATTTAATCTTTGCGATCACTGTTGCGTCTGCTAGGATTGCTTCATCTTCGTCTGCTTCGTAAGCGTTGTATGGGTTTCTGTTGTTGCTACCGATCAAGTATAAATTAGTGTAGCAGTAGCATCTTTTTTGGATTTCTAACGCTTTTTCGATTGCTTCGATGATTTCTTCGTCTTCGTCAACCCGTTGGTAAAAGTCGATCAGAGTTGTACAAGTTCCACCAACCTCGTTGTCTGTTGGTTGATCGTATTCATAGTCCCATTCTACTGATTCTGGTAAGATTTCTCCGATTTGGTATTGTTCGTTCCAGCCACGGATACCATAAAATTCGTATTCATTTTCTTTGATCGCTTTTAAGATTTCTTCGACTGTCATTTTTATTTTTCCTCTTCCCCTTATCTTTATCTATATTATACACTTTATTATGTATAGCGTCAAGGGTTTTGTTGCTTTTATTTGTCGAATTTTAATATTTTTTCTGCATTTTTTAATGTCATATTTTCAATTTTGCTTTCCCCGTGACGATAACGATCAATCACTTGTACGGCTATACCAGTTTCCTTTGAAATACGATAAGAGGTTTTATCGCTCTTTAATATCTTTTCGATTTCTCTTTTGATTGCTTCAATCATTTCTATTTTACCATTTCTTCAACTTCTGATTTTGTAAATTCGTTTAAAACACCATTTTCTAGTTTTACAAAATATTGTTCTTTTGTTTTTGTGCTAGGGCAAATGCAGTAAATTTTATTTTCTTCGATTTCCCAAGTTTTTACTGCACCGTCATCTTCTTTAGCATCAATAAATTTGCTATCTAATTTGTAAGTTGGGTGAGTTCCGACAACTTCTGCTACCCAAGCTCCTTGGCGTTTGCTATAAGGCATTTCGATTGTTTCACCTACGATTGCTTTTTCCATTTCCCAGCTTTTTACGTTGTTTTCCATTTTTGTTTTCTCCGTGTTCCTTATCTTTATGTCTTTATTATACACTTTATTGTGTATAGTGTCAAGTATTTTTATCAAAATAATTAAAGATTTTTTATTCTGGAACTAGTTTCAGACAAAATAAAAAGCCCTCCCGTTTGGGAGGGTGTGTGTCTTATTATATAGTCTCTGGCCAAGGATCATCTGTGGTGTATGACATATTAGTAAACCGCAAGTCTCCGATATCGCGATCTATTGGCACGGGATCATCAAATTGTAAGCGTAGCTGGTTGCCGTCACCCGGCCCGCCCAGATAGAAAGTGCCAAGGCGTTTACCCTTGTCGTTTGTCATAATCCCCAGTTTTGAGTTGGTCGCACGAAAACCGACGGGTATACCGCCGACGTTTAAGATAACCACGTTACGTTCACGGTCTGACCCTTGAGGAACGTAGCTGGGCGCACCTCGTCTCACGATCCCAAACCAACCCCACGATAGACCACCGAAGCCGACCTCTACCGTGGAATTTACACGTCTGAATTCCACGTATGCGTTGGTTTGATTTGAGTTGATGTTTCTTGGTTTAAATTTGACATCACCAAACAAGACCGACCAAGCGTTAGAACCAGTTCCAGCGGTCTTTTTTATCCACTTCACCGCTCCGTTTTTAGCCGTGGTATCAGTATATATTGTACCGATATCTGCATTCAGATTGTACGGGAAGCCTTGGCCTTTTAATTCTGTACTTGCACTGCTACCACCCGTTCCGACCTTACGTTTGAGTTCTTCCAGATCATTTTTGCTTGCAAGTTGGCTTGTGTCAATTGTTGGCAATTTCGAGCGTGTGACAAACGGATCACCGCCGTTTTTCAACTTATCATCAATCAAAGCGTCCAGACCAAGTTCTACGTGCTTGTCTCTAATATTGTTAGTCATCTGATTTTGTAACGTCGCATAAGTTGGAAATAGTTCGTATGCTTTGGTAGTCTGTAACGCTCCGCCTTGGTTGGCTTGAAGCGCCCCAATATCACGACCAATGGATTCTATAGCTTTTTTTAATTTATCCATTCAGTACCTCCTTAGAGGGTATTTTTAGCCGTTGTATAGATTTGTACGAAGTCAGTGTTTTCAAGGTCAGTAAACTTCTGACCAAGCTCAGTCATTTTAGACACAATCGCGCCGTCTGGGTTTTCGCCCGCTTTGATTTTATCTGCGATCTCTTTGAGCGTATCCAACTCCTCTGGTACACCCTCACCAAGGATTGCAGTTTTGACCCCAGCAATTGCAGTTTCTAACTGCTGCTGAGTGATCCCGCCTTGACCGATTTCTGACTTGTCAGCCTTGGTAGCAAGGGTTGTTTTAATTTCTTTGATATCCGTTCCGACAGCTTGCGCGAATTTCGTCATTCTTTCTGTGTTTAAAGTCATATTTTTCTCCTTTAAATTTTAGCTAGATTGTATAGTACGGTTAAATCTGGCAATTCTTCTGTTTGTGGGCCATTTGGATGTTCTGCAATGTACTTGTCAATTTCAGTCTTAACATCATTTTTTACAAGCGATAATACTTCCTCGCTTGTAAATTCGTCTGCTGAACGGGTGATGTCTAAACGTGTTGAGCGGTCGCTGGGAAAAATATAGCCACCACAAACGACTTCGACAAGATAGGATCCGATCGGCAATGCCTTTTCGATTTTAAAAGTAACTCTGGATTTATCCACTTTACTTTCAAATGTGGCCTTTCCTTTTTGGTTAAAGATCCTGATCGTGGCATTTTTCCCATTCAGCTCGCTGATCGGTCGCATGTTTTCATCCAGTAACTCATACCCAAAAAGAGAGGCAGAGTCGCCTTGCTTTACAATTGCACCACCTTCAAATTGTTTTAGGTTCGTAGAATTTAATAGTGCCATTAAATCCTCCTCATTTTAAGCGAATGAGCCGAAGTCTGTGATGCGTTTACCATTCTGCGATTGACCTACTGCCACATATCTGCGATTTCCAGATCCTCCGATGTACGTGATCCAGATATAACCGTCATTGTCTAACCAGCCATCATAGTTAATCTCTTGACCAGCGGTATAGACTGCTACGATATCACCTAAAAGCCCTGCAGAAGAACGTACATTAAGCGCAGAGACTTCGACTGTGAATGTACCAGTTTCCTCATTAAATTCGCTAGAATCGACTGTAAGAGGTTCTGACGGCTCGATAGCACTCACTTGCGCTGGTTGGTCATCTACAGGGAAGTAGAACCAGCCTACAATGCCCGTGAAATCACGGGTGTTATATCGTGCAGGGCCTCCAACATAGAGGCAATCAGTGTTACCGTCAATATTTTGCTCGATAGTACGCATGGTATACCCATCACTATCTAAAATCACTAGGCCTGTGTGGCCGTATGGGTGACCATATAGATAGATCGTCTCTTGGACAAATACCGCCCCAGCTCGTGGTCTGCTGTTTACGTTGCCCTCTTGGTTGTATTCCACCTCATAACCTAAATCACGGGCAGAATTGAGTAGATCGATAGCATTGCCCCAAAGAGCCTTACCAAAGAAGTTGATAGAGATAGAGTTTGGAAGATCGACACACTGCGTTCCATATGCCCCATCCGCATCAGCTCCGATACCTTGGTTAGCCAGGCTTTCTGCATATCCTAAAATGTCATTTAAAGTAGCCATTTACTGCTCCTTTCTAAAATCAAAGGCAACCACCCAAAAATAGATGGTTGCCAGTAAAAAAATATTAATCTTCGCTAGGTTCTTCATATCCAAGCGCACGCTCTGAATCGCTTAATCCAGCGGTAGTAGGGTCGTTGACTACTCCAACCAAGACAAAGAACGCAAACAACACATTGACAAATACCAAGACTTTATCAATCGTTTGCCCGAATTCTAACTTGATTCCGAAGATATCAGCGAAAGCTTGGAATAGTAAAGCCAAAGCTGGCACGATTGCTAGCCAAAAGTTTTTATTTTTGATACGCACTGACCAGTTAATTTTGTTCATAGTAGTTACCTCTTAATTATTTTTATTTTGAATTAATGCTTTAAGTTCTTTCATATCCTCGCTCAAGGCTTTGACCTGCTCTGCGAGGATTAATAAAGACTTATTCTGTTCATCGTGGTTGTCGAGTCGTCTCACTGCTGTCAGACGGAAGTCACGCATGTTTTCGATGTCTTTCTCGATAACGACCATGCGTTTTTCCTGTGCCACGACACTCCCTTTGAAATTACCGTAAATTCCAAGTAAGACACCGACAAATCCGATGATCATCGAAATGTCCTCTGGTGTAAAGTGGATCATAGATCACGCCCCTCTCTAATTAAAGTACTGGTTGTGGTGTAGCTGTTGCCACTGGTTGAGTTTCAAGGTCACCAGAAGGTTGTCCTGGCTCTTCTTCCTTCTCTTCTTTTGGTTTAGTCCATTTCCAGATGCCGATTTTACCATTTTGATAAAGGCTGTTTAATTGATCCAAAGTTTCGCCTTGATAAGTAAATGGTTCGGTCACTTGGATCATGACACGCTTGCCTTCACCAAATGCTTCTGTGTGGTTTGGATCTTCAATCGTAAAGATCTCTTGTGGTTGATATGTTTTACCAACTTGTCCAAGATCTACTAACTCAAGTCCACGCTTAAAGATTGTAGGATCCATCGGATTGTCAATATCTGTTACACGAGCTAAAAGATTCCAATCAGCAACGTCCTTGATCTTCTGGATTTGGTTAGCTTTTTCTTCGTTGTCCTTAGTGAGAGCTTGGATTTTAGCAATAGCGTCTTTGTTAGCTTCGACAGATTTGTCTAGCTCTTTTTTGATCGCTACGACTGCACCGGATGTATCAAGCTCCATGCGGACGATATTCAATACTGCTTCAACCAATGTCGCATCATCTTCAGTCATGCGATTTGTGGGCAAAATTTCCTCAAAAACACGGTACGGGAAGTCTTGCTTGATTGCTACCTTTCTCGTGTTGGCTACTGCATCGTATGATTTAAATTGTACTTTGTAATCCATTATTTAGTTACCTCGTTTTTATTTTTGATTTCTTCAAATAGGTCTTTTAAGTCTTTATCAGACTCTAAGACCGAGCGATAGCTTTCAACTTCCTGAGCGAGTTGCGCTACTTGTTGCTGCGATTGTGTCAATCGTGCCCTAAATTCGGCTTCGTTGACTGTCTTATTTGCCAATTGGTTGGCTAAATCAGTGATGATTGCTACGTATGTATTTTCGTTCATTAATTACCTCTTATCTAAAACCATATTTATCAAGCACCACCTGTACGTGATTGCCAGCGGCTCCACTAATCTGCCCATAACGTTTCATTATGCCAAAACAAGTCAAAAGATCCCAGAGGTAAATACCAACGTCACGAGATTCTTTACCAAGATATAAAGTATCTGTATATGTTTTGCTAAAATGTTTATCGCCACGGCCCAAATTGTGCTTGACTCCTTTTTCGTTCATTGGAATTAAGTAGCTATTGCCATCATTCGTATTATTGTGGAACAACCACGGACTTCGATATTTACCGTTTGAATAAACAGCTACACGATCAGCTACAATTTCGTAAAAGGATTCCTTAACACCATTTCCATAACCCGACCAAAGACGAGTGCCAGCGAATGTACCATTGTCAGTGTTCTCTGTTTTGTCATGATTTGTCCCCAAAACGATCATGGCAGCATTGTGATCAACGAAATGTTCGGCTATAAAACCGCTGCGTGTCATTTTTAGAAACTGTGAAGAGCTTGTTCCGTCTATTCTTCGAATTGTGCCTGTGTTTGAGTACAGATTCAGCGTTCCGTTATCTAAGTCAAAAACTGTTGATCCAGTATTTGCACTTAACCTACCTCCTTTGACGTGTTCTGCAGAAATGTCAATCGAAGTGAGTTGCGTAATAAATGCTTTCTGTGATGTAAGCTCTTTGATGAATGCTTGGTTTGATACAAGCTTATTGATCATGGCGGAGTCCACTAGTAGCTTATCTGCTGTTACTGAATTACTGGCCAGAATCTGAGTTGTTACTGATCCTGCTTCAAAATTCCCTGTCTTAAGCTTGTCAACCATTGCTGATTTGATAACTGCATTATCAATTTGAGTTTCCCCTGTAATATGAGTTAGTTTACCAACAAAACGGTTCGTCCCATCTGCGCCTAAATTAACACCACTGATGATATCGCCTGCGCTGTTAAGATTTTTAATTGCATACGAGCCAGCAAGCTGTGTGACTTGAGTCTTAGTAGCGATCTCTTGTGGCGAAGTCTTGTCAAAAAAATATTTCGGAGGCGTATCACCTCTGATTAACGATACCTTCCCGACTGCTACTGTACCGTTTCTCATTAGCCAAATTTCAAACGGAAATTCTTTCGCTTTGTTTGACGAACGTTTGACGGTCATTGTTCCTGTGACAACCTGCCAGCCAGTCTTATCAAGGTAAATCCTGTCTGACGTGATACCTCCGTCTGCTCCCCAAAGCTCCAGACCCATTGGTCTGTCAGGTAGCACATCTACCCATAACTCCATACGGTAGCTTAATTTCTCACCTTCTGTAAATGTTGACTCTGTAAGAGGTAGTGCGAAGCCTTGATAGACCGATGATTGTTTATCTACGGTTGTGATACGCAATAATTTAGTATCGGCTCCTACTTCTACAATATTAGCGTCTGAGCCTTTCTTGGCCCATTTACTAAAATTCGTGGGGTCGTATACTAAGTTAAAATCGTCCTTGGCATACTTGCCAACCTCAGTTTGAAAAATCTCACTACTCATTACAAGCCGTGATAGCTTATCGGGTGCGTCTGTTTCAGACGTACCGATAATGCGCTCGTAGAGTTTGGTAGATTCTCTGACTGCATTATAGTTTTGGACTTGTACTTCAATTTGGTGGGTATGTTCTGCTACTGTAGCATTAGTGTTAGCTAGGTTTTGGTTCGTTTGGTCGATCCGCTGGTTAGCGTTACTTATACTTTGATTAGTAGCGTCAATACGACTGTTAGCGTTATTGATATTATCGTTGGCTTGCGAGATTTTACCATCTACAGTCGAAATTTTACCGTTAACTGTACTAACTGCATCTCTTACCTTACGATCTACCTGTTCAGACGCTTGTCTAAATCTCGTATCAGTAGCGTCAATTGTTATAAATTTCTTCTCGATTTTGCCAGCAATCTTGCTATAGATCGTCTCACCGTTTTCGGTTTGCTCAAAAGTTTGTGTAACTTTCGTGCCAAAATCTGGACTGTTCAAAATCTGTTGTTTGATCTGGTACGATAATTGATTGGTATCTGGGAATGTGCCTGCTTTACTCAAAGCCTCATCTGCTTTTGCATTTGCTTTTGCAATTTCGGAGTCAGTTAGTTGTTTTGATTCCAAGATTTTTTGTGCAACAATTCCATTTATTTCCTGCTTGACTACTTCAGCTTGCGCTTTTGCTTGTTCGATTCCATCAGTGATTTTATGTTCCAGCTCTTTTGCTTGCTTGTCGTACTCAGCATTAGCATTATCTACAAGCTTCTGCACTTTTGCCTCGTACTCTGCATCATAAGACTTCATTTTCTTATCAACGGAATCGTTGACCATTCCCGAAATAGAGTCTGCTAAAGTTCTGGCAACTTCGCCAAAACCGATACTGACAAGTTTAATGCTCATTGGATTAAACTTGTATTTCGTGATCTTCTTTCGCAAATCTACATTGTAGCCCTCGTGGTAGATGCTCACGATATCAAACATGTGTACTGGTTGATCTGCCTGGCCTACAACATCAATCTCAAGGCTTTCTTCGATCATGTCACACAGAGTTTCACGGAAATAGCGCTTGCCGTATTCCTCAAGTGTTTTTTGATCCACTACATCCTGATCTTGTACTTCCATATCTGCTTCGTAGATATGCTTGTATTTATTGATCAGTTGGCTATCAATAGTCACAGTTAGGATCTGATCTTTTTTCCCTTCCTCGTGCGCTTCGATAACCTTTTTAAAATGGATCCGTGTTCTCAACTCTTTAGTGGATTTTGATTCCTGAAACGACTTCATGTTTTTCTTGTAGGCAAACAATGATTCGTTTTCGATTCCACCATTTTCTAACAATCGGACACTGTACTTATCCCGGACAAGATCTCCACCCCACTGCCCAACGATAGAGTGCTTGTCTTTTGCCAAGGCTTCCATCGCTGAGACATCTTTAAGATTGAGGGTGTGTTTTGACATCACATCAGATAAAAATGTAAATGGTGTTTTTCGTTTAAATCCGGCAACAAGCGCATTCATTACAGTTGCCCCATTCACTCGATCGACATTGATTTTGTTAATAGAATAACCATTTAACAATGTAGCTACTTGATTAGCGTATACAGTGACATATCCATGTTGCTTTTCGACTTCAAAGATAGTAAAGTACTGTTCTCCGTGCAAGTCATCAGCAACTAATTCTGTTTCTGGAGTTAACAATGCCCATTTGGGGTCTGATGTGGGGAATTTAAAGGTAAGCTGATAGGTGCTGTTAGCTTCCTGAACGATTTCGGAGCTAAAAGCTTCATTAAGAGGAAAATTTCCCTCTTGCAGATAGATCATACTTTATACCTCCAATTCCCTTTTATTGTGATTTTTGAAACAGTTCCTGAAACCGCAATACCAGAAGTGCCTGGAACAATCTCAAAGAAACCACCTCGTTTTCTCAGGGTGTTTTTCAAATTTCCATTTTTGTCATATACATTTTGTTTTTTGTGACGGCAATCAATTGTGGCTTTCGTATCAATCGTAAGTTGCATGGTTTGCTTCCCGATAGTGAGAGATACGTCTCCATTGCCTTCGATTGTAATGACAGGTTCAGAATATACAGTTCCTGGGTTATTTACTGTACCATTACCAGCTAAAGTGACTACAGCGTCATTATTTAAGTAACGGAATGGATGCATCTTTAACTTAATTTCTAAAGTCCAAGCGTGCAAGCCATTTTGTTTAAAGGATGCGCTCTGAAAATCAGCATAAAAAATAGAGCCTGGTCGATGACTAAACTCTATTTTATTTTCCTCTGGTTTGAATTGATTGACAATCATTTCGATTTCGCTTATCTTGACAACGTATAAGCTTACTGTCTTATCGTACCCGTCATAGGCTCCATCGTAAAGATTATAATCTCCATTGGCTCCATAGATCGTATTTGATTCAACTCTTGGTGTAGCTGTCTGATCTTCTCCGAAATCTGTCACATAGCAGTTTGGGATTGATCCAGTGTCGAATCCATTTATAATCATGTTAAACATTAGATTCCCTCCCTTGCCATGATTTTAGAATATCTTTGATAGCTGTTTTGCGCTAAAACATCACCGTCCAGATAGGTTTCTGACGGTTTTTCAAGGATAGCAGTAAGGATCTTTTCTAAACTTGCTCTCAGAATTGCAATCTCAGCAACGATATTTTCACCAGTGTAGCTATTTCCTGTGGATGTTTCTTTAAATAAAAATTGCTGGCTGGCATTTTTCATTTCTCTCAAGAATTTGGCATCTTCCGGGATTCCGACCCCTGTTGCATATCTTGGGAAACCGAGATTTTTCATCAGTCGTTTAGTTCTATCAGCTCGTAATACTTTTGATCCACGAGGCAAGTTAAGTACAACATCTCGTCCGTCTGGTATAAATGAGCTTCCGTCTGGTAATGTTACCATTTCTTTATAGACTGCATTTCGCTGGTCGTTGACCATTGCAATACCACCTTCATGGTAGTTTGTACCATCTTTTAATCCGAGCGCTGCTGCTGCTCCTCCTATCATACGCCTCACAACATCAATGTATACCGTCTTTCCCTGTACGCTATTAATGTTTGACTGAGCGCTCCAAACAGGGCCTGCAGTGTTATCTTGCGCATTGATGGCCTTGATTGGGCTTGGTGTAGCGTTCCAAGCGTTTTGATTTTCAATAGCTTGTCGAGCAGCGGTTATTGCTCCAGTAGAATCGCCTAGTTGTGGTTTAACTGGAGACGGTGTGTTGTTCCATTCTTGCTGTTTGGCAATTGCTTGGTTAGCAGCGTTAGTTGCACTACTTGGATCAGCAGTAATCTGTTTTGTAGGAACAGAAAAATTATTATACAGTCCTAAAGCTCCCATTGCTTGGTTGCTTCCTAATGTTACACCATCCGGAGTAGCAATCAGATCTGTCTTGTGTTGTGTTGGTAAAGTTGTGATGCTTGCTAATGCACTTGCGATTGCAGTTTGTGTCTTGTCGCTCGCATCAAGGTTAACTACTGGATTCATTCCGGTTAAGGCTTGTGCGGCAAGTTTAACACGCTCCATCTTATCACTAGCAGCATCCTTAACAATCAATTCCTTTTCTGCTGGTGTCAATTGATTCCAATGCTCTAAAACGGCTTTCGCACGTTCGCCAGACTCAAGAAATGCTGTATTTTTCATCAACAATTCTTTGACTTCTGCCGGCATGGCATTATATTGATCCAGCAATGTTTTGTTATCAAGAATTGCTTGCATACCTTGATGGTTTCCGACTACTAGCTCTTTCTCTGCTGGAGTTAGGCTGTCCCATTTACCAACTTCAACCAATGCTTGTCCGATTGTCATCTTAGCGTTAGTTTCAAGATTTGCGTGCTTGAGGATAAACTGCATATTCTCCCAGCCGTTTTCAGCTTGAAGAGCTTTAGTTACTTCTTCATGTGCATTAGTTTTTACTGACGCTGTCTTCGGATCCCAGATGAGGCTTTTCCATATTAGGTTGGCCTCTTTCGTTTCTTT